GGCCAAAAGGCTTGATGTCACCGTTGAACTTCTCCATCAGCTCTAGGCGTTGTACGCCATTCTTACCGGGCACTGCTGTGACACGGACGGAGGCTTCCTTGATCGCCGCCTTGACGGCATCATCGACATCTCCGACCTGAGCACGTGAGATCAACAGGTAGTTGTACTTCACGCTATCTAGCAGGGTATCCATTGCCCCTGGATTCTGAAGGACCTCATCGTCATCCAGTCCGAGCTGCGAGGCGATACTGGAAGCAATCTTTGAGCGAACCTCTAGCTGAGCTTCGCCTTCAGTTCCGGAGGAGCGCAAGGTTTCCTTCCAGGAAAACCCGGAGGAATTCTTGATGACTTCAGGACCCGCTTCGTTAAGCTTGGTGAGGATACTCCGTAGATCCATCGTACCGGTCGCGGCAAGCGTATCGACAATACTGAAGAGCTTGGACGCTGGCCCATCCAGGTGCTGACCACGGAAGGTATCGCTCATCGATTTCCAGAAGGTATAAGCGATCTCTTGTTGTTCCGGGTTGTTACCGTTGGTTAACCCGAGGCTCATCTCGTTCTTGAGGTCCGGATCAATACCCTTGCCTTGCTCAACGAGCCGTGCAGCCTTCAATGCTTGCTTGGCGTTACGTGGCGGGAAGATGCCTTCAGGGTCCTCCTGGTCACGGTAAGACCGTAGGAAGGGAACCTGACCACACTTGGCGTCAGAGACGGTTGCTTGGTCAGCCATACCGCCAGCCAGGATGTCACCGTAAGCTCTCTTGCAGCCCTCTTGGTCAGCAGCGGCCTGTAGGTATCCGACAGCTTTCTTCATCCACGCTTCGTATTCAGCATTACTGACACCGATGGATTCGTACTCATCGATTAACCCAAGGATCTGCATCGGGTCATCTTTGGATAACGTGAGGGCTAGGTCCATCTCGAACTGGGCCTGATGGAGATCGACTTCCTCGTGCTGAAGCATTGCTTGGACAAGCTGATTGGAGATCTCGCGTTCTACCTGCGGGAATTTATCGAAGAAGCTTTTCTCTGGGTCCCCTTGGTAACCTTTGGCATCCAGTAGCGCGATAAGACGGTGAGCGGACTCCTTGTTCCTGGAGGAGTTAGAGATAGCCGTGGACATCACGAAGGCACGTGCAGAGACCTCATCGCCCGGGTGAAGCTCGATGGAATCTTCCATCCATTTCTCAAGGTCATCCATGGTATAACTACCAGTCTGTGCCTTGAGTGCTACCTCGCCCGCCAGCTCGTCCTTGCCCTTGAGGAGGAGAGCTTTGAACTGGTTCTTCTGGAAGGCATGGATCGACTGCTGAGCTTGATCCCAGAAGGCGCTTAGCATGTAAGCGTTGCCTTCAGGGTCCTCGGAGCCAGCTAGCTCATTCTTCAACCAAAGATCAGTAAAGGACTTTATGTCCGTCTCTGGCTTAAGTCCGCTGATCGCTACATCGAACTCAGCGGCCATCTCCGCACCTTTCTTCCGGTATACAACCGACCGGTAGGTATCAACATAATCCAGATCGTTCTGGAGAGAGGGGTCTATTGGTTTACCTGCAAGTGCATCACCGGTTGCCTGACGTTTCTCAACTTCATTCTGCCGGTTGATCTCTTGCTGTTTGACGTAATCGTCAGCTTTCTGGATGGTCTGATAGGAATCTTGCAGTTGCCCGAAGAAGCTCCCGAATGCTTGGGATAAACCTTCGAGGCCAGCCGCCGACGATCTGACTTCAGGAGTGTCCCTCCCGACGAGCTGTGAGCTAGTGGAGGGAGAGGTAGAGAAGTTCGCTTGAGGAACCTGTGATCTACCGAATCGTTGCTCTTTAGGCATTAACTAACCTTGTTCTTGGAGGCTTCTTGTACTTTACTGGTGGCGGCTCTGTCGGACATGATCTGAACCCCCGCACCAATAGCATCCAGTCCCGCCATGATCTTAGCGGTACGGGCTTGGTTACGGATCTGGTTCATCTCGTTGACAGCGCCTTGTTTGACGGCAACCTTGGAGGACTGAGCGGAATCGACTTGGGCCTTCCGGTTACCTTCCAGTCTCGACAAGTCCTTACCTTCAAAGTAAGCGAGTTCTTGTAGTTGCCGGAAGAGACCGGGACCTTCACCTTGCTCAGCCGCGATCACCCGTAACATCCCGATCTCTCGTTCTGCTTGGCGTACACGATCTGACTTCTGTTCAGAAGAGATCCGATTGATCTCTTCTTGTTGACGCCCGAGTTCAGCTATCTGTAGTCCAGCGGTGGCAGCAGTGGCCCCAATTCCGGACTTAGCCATCTTGTTCGCCATCGCGATTTGGACCCCGGCTTTACCGCCGAGCAGCAGTGAGCTTGCCATTATCCTTGCCTCGCGATGTCATTGTAGAAACCACTCCAGGAGGCACCAGTAATAGTGCAGGGGAGATGGGTGTTGTTTTTAATTTGAATGGTTACGGTATCCGCTCGGGAACCAATACGTGCTTTGAAGAAACCATGAGGAGCTATAGCGGGCGTACCGACAATCACAGATCCGATGGTACCGCCAGTGAACTTATAGGTCCGCTCATCGCGTGCTTCAGGTGTCACGACGATCTCGAAGTACCCGGTGTTCTTATAGAAAACATCGAGGTCTCTAAGCTGTAATCTTCCGGATACGACAGCAGAGCCGTCTTTCTCCCGGAGGTAGATCTTGGATAACTCGACATTCATGTTATAGGTACGACCGACTTGGATCGTGAGGGGTTGCTGACCGGCGGCTGTGAGCGTCGCTGTGCCGCTGTAAGAGACGTTCAGCTTCTTCCCTGAGGTACCCCCAGAGGAGCTATAAGCAATCGCTGTGACGTCATTCAGATGCGGATAAGGAAGTATCCAGGTGGTGGTGTTGGTACCTGCGTCATATACGCCCGTACATTCAGCCCGTTGGTCTAAGCAAGGAGCAAACCCGAGGTGAGCTAGAGCTGGCTCAGAGTCAACTGGAAGTTTCTCTAAGGACCACTCGGTGCCGTTCCGACACATCAGGAGATAGACATAATCGTTCATCACTTCGACGCCCACGGCCAACCCAAGGGTCGTACCGTTATCGAAGTTAATCATCGACCATGCGTTCTGTACCTTCTGGTCCGCTTGCCAGTACGAGGTATTCACGAATAGCCGGTAATACGCCCCGTCTGGTTGTACGAATAAACGACCAGCAACAGGTGCTCCGGTGATGTGAGAGATACCGTCTATGTAGCCGTAGATGTGCTTGGAGATATCTTCTGCGGTATTGCTCAGGGAGTTCTGATCGTAGAAGTACTCATAGATCACCGCTTTCTCTTGAGCGGTCCCAGCGAAATACAACGAGTCTCCCACTGCCGAGGGCTTAACGTCAGCCGCTGCGTACGCGGTGGTCAGGTCTAATGTTGCGTTCTTGGGCGTGAGTACATCCCCACCGGTAAGCTCGAACTGAGCGGTATCCGAGGTCACGAACAGGTTCTTTCGGATTGGCACAGCGTGCTTGAGGACGGTGACGCGGTTAGATGACGTCGCGATATCTATGGGATCACTATCGAGAACCTCTATGGCCTTGTCGGGCCAGAAGTTAAAGTAATCACCAACCTGCGTCAGGACCACATTCTCGTTCGACAGGAAACCCAGACGGTTTCTGATAGAGAACACATCGTTGATCTTATTACCAACGAACGTAGGTGGAGGAACCGTATCGACATCACCGACAGTCCGAGGATTCCAGGTGGATTCCTCTAAGGTCCACGTGCCGTCACCTTGGCGGACCAACTGGTGAGGCATGGTGGATGCATCGAAGCTATTAGCTGCTGTGGGGTCTACGGTCTCAACCCAGACGTTACCGTTGAATTTCACCCAGATTACCGCAGAGGTGCCCTCAGAGGGATCTGAAGCGATCTTGACGATGGTGTCTGTCCAGATCTTCGGAGGAAGTTGGTTGAACGCTTTAACAGGACCGTAGTTTTTCCATCCGTGCATCAAGGTATCGCCGCTACCGTCTACCACCTCGAAGGTGAAATCGGCTTGGTCAACACGACGGATACGTAAGACGTTACCTTGGTTGGTTCCGTGGATATCTACTGTCCATGTACCGCCGCCGCCCACGATTTGCGAGGCGAGGTTAGAGGCGATAGTGTTCGAGTTATCTGAGCCGGTGTACGAAGCGATGTTTCCGCCATTCAGATTGATCCGGTAGTTCTTGGTAGAATCTCCGGTCTTTACGTAGGCGTAAGCTGTAGGTATTACCGCAGGCGGACTAGCCGCTTCCATCGCGACCGAGGTGGTCTTGTTAGCGATGAACGTGTAATCCGCGATGGTCACCAGCGACAGGTTATCACCGGTTGTATTGATATAGGACGCAGGTCCTGCGGCGATAGCGTTGACGGTCTGCTCGACTCCCGTAAGGAGATCGTAGACCTTGAGCTTACCAGAGCCGATAACGATCCCGTACTTCTGGGATTCCGAGCGGTCAACTACGTGGAACTTGTAGTTATCTGAGAGACTAAGGCCAGTTAAGCTGGCGATATGCTGGGTACCTGGGCGTTTCTCAAAGCCTCCCGAGGTCACACTAAAGTAAACATTCTCTGCAGCTTCAACTTGGCTTGTGGAGCGGACGTGATGGGGTTGCCGAGAGACGCCGTTAATCAGCGTCGGGATACGTTGGGATACTGTACGACCCATTAGCCAATACCATAGAGCCGGTTGTTACGACGGGTTGCTAGGCGTACCGATGGGCTGTCCCGGAGTACATTGTAATCACCGGATTCATCCTCGGAGTCATCGAGTGCAGCTTTCGCTTCAGCCTCGTTACGTACCGTGAATCCATCTAGTGCAACCGAACCCATCTTCTCTTCTTGGAAGATCCTAGCGGCCTTAGCGGCGATATAGCGTTGCATCTCGTGGGTGAGTTCATCCCAGTCGAGATCATAAACAATCTTGCAGTAAATCCCGTCGTCAAACTCATAGGTCCTGTCAGCTAGGTTATAGAGACGGGTACCACGTTGGACGACATCGATGTGAGCTGACGTGTAACTTGAGTCAACTCGTAGGGTATTCGAGGGTAGCTGTATGTAGCTATCAGAGTCAGGAGTGAGGTAGACCTCATCCTCGGTATTACAGTGCCAGCCTTTAGCTAGCACATCGGTCTTGACTGCATCCAGCTTACTCTCAGCGATCTCGGCATCACCAAGACCAGAGCTAAGGCTGGAAACTGGGTCTTCGCCAATAGCGGCCAAGATTATATTAACGGCTTCGAGTTTGCTGATTGCCATGTTAGTTATCTAAAAAACGAAAAAAACCGGTCCAGTAGGTTTCCCTAAAGGACCGGAAGGATTAGATTGCAGCAGCGTTTAGAACTGCATTTAGCGCCTGAGAAGTATTAAATACGGCGCTGGAGGATAGCCTGGAGACTTTCCACGTAAAGAACGTGGCAAGGCTACCGGCATCGACCGTCAGAGCTACATCGGTGTTTGCGTACTCGGGAGTTGACTCCTTGGTTTTACCAAGAAGACGGCCACGCCCTGTGCCATCAGCAAAGAGCGTGACCCGATAGCAACGACCGTTGGAGTTCTCGAAGACGAATTGACGGACTTTCTTCGTGTCACCAATAGCCATCGAGAGTTCCTATTAGGAGGTCTTGAATTCGACCGCGAGTTCCGGACGGAGGGTACCGTGACCGACGGCCATCTTGGCGACCATGAAGTCTTCTTGACGACGGACGTCACGCTCGGTTTCCAGAGCGATGTCCATGAGCTTCACAGTAGCGACGGCTTGTGGGCACCACAGGACACCCGTGGTCGTGCTGTAGTTAGCGCGGTACTTGGAGTACACGGAGCTGTCAGCCGACTCGTTGGTGTTAGGCATGTTACGTGAACGGTAAACCTTGACGCCGTCAACCATGATGAACTCACCGCGACCGGCGATACCGCCAGCAGCAGGTACGTCGTAGGTGTCACGGTTCAGGAGCAGGTAGTGACCATTGGCGTCACGGGCGTACTTGATCGCGTCGAATACAGCGGCGTTAACCGACATGTACCGTGGGAGATCTTCAGGAACGTCTTTACCGAACAAAGTGATGTTCGCGGAACGGATCGCGTCGATCCAGTCAGCGCCAGAGATGGAGCCTGAGGCGTTCAGGTTAGCGTCGGTAACAACTGTGCCACCAGGGAACGGACCATCAGCAGCCGTACGAGCGGCCAGGATCAGAGCACGGAACACGTTCTTGTCGAAAGTGCGTGCGAGGGCTTTACCGAGTTCCGAGGAGAACTGGGAGGTCACATCAAAGTGAGACATCTTCTCGTCGAGATCGTAGATACCAACGTGGGAGACCAACAGGCCATCCATCGTTACTACGATTTCGCTGGTTTCGATCTCGTCACCGAGCAATTCAGAACCAGGGGTGTGGTACTCGGTGGACGCTTGCCACGTTTTAGGGAACTGCCAGGACTTGCCTGCGCTGATCGCCTTAACTACGTGCTTGTCGAGAGTAAGTGTGTTGAGAGAGTAAGCAGTGAGAACTTCACCGCCGAACTGCTTGAGGAACAGGTGACGGGTATCGGAACCGTCTTGGCCCTGTCCAAAGCGACTTGGAGTTGAATCAGCCATTTATCTTCTTGAGGAGGGAGTAAGTGAAACGAGGGGTGTGTTGACTTACTCAGCGTTCACGCAGGGTTATCCAGTCGTAACCGGGCCAAGGATCGAGGCGTGAGTTGTGTCGGGAGGAGAGAAAACCCCTGCTGGTGCGCCGACCGGGTAGTCCCAATCCAGATGCGTCAGGGGTGTTGTTAACTAGAAGTTAGCCAACCGTATCTTGTTGGTAACTTGCCGTCTGAATGCGGGGTCGGAGGTATACCGTGGGTCCGACATATCCCGAATCATCTCGGCTTTAGATTGGTACCCAACATCACCGTTGGTAACGTTGTTACCGTTGATGAGTGTGGGTTCGTGAGATCCGTTGGAAGACCCCATACGGAGCTTTAAGGAGTCAATAGCCATCTGCCAGTCAGGCGAAGCAAGACGTGCGTTATACGCGGCTTTCTCTGCATCGTTGAGGTTGGCAGCGGCCCAGTTGAGCATGGAATCTAAAGTTTCTTTCGAACCAGCGTACTCAGCCGCTCGATTGCTCGCTGCGCTGCGCGCTGTATCGATGAGGCTAAGATAGCTATCAACGATTTCTTTAGGGATTCCGGCACTTTCAAGTTGCTCATAGTCGGATTCTTCGAGACCTTTGTTTAAGACTTTGTCACCGAGAGCATCCCAATCGATTCCTTTAGGTTTATCTTCAGGATTCTGTTGGTCACCTTCCGCTTTCTGTTCGTCAGCTTTAGTTTGCTCTGCGGACTTCGAGCGGGATTTCTCCAGCTCTGTATAGGATTTCAGGAGTTCGTCAACTCGAACCTGACCGGCTTCCGCATCCCAGAACTTCTCAGGGATATGATCGGGTCTGGCTGGTTTCTCTACTGGGGTCTGTTGGGCAGCTTCAGTTTCAGGAGCGAACGAGCTGACCGTGGTATCGACCTTCTGGTTATCGTAGAGGTTTACCATAAACTCTTGGTACTCAGGAGTACCGGCTTGAGGTATAACTGACGGGTCAATCTTATTGACTTGCATTGGGGTCCATCATTGCTTGCCCAGCGCCTTGAACGGCACCACCGACACCTTGAGCCATTGCTTCCATCATGGCGCGTTGTTCGCGCATGGCTGCGACATCTTCCTCACTGCGTACAGCAGAAGGTAAACCAAGCCCAGTAAAGGCTTTGCTAAGGAGTGCGGGCCA